CCTACAAGCTGCGGCTCGCTGACGTAGAGATACTTGACAAAACTCTTGACAAAGAAGATGCCAAGACACTCAAGCAAATCATTGTCAACGGTATCAATATGGAGATAGAATGAAAGTAGATCAGCAACTGCTGTATCAAGAAACCGCCCGACTCGCTCGGGCTTTGGAGTCTCTAGCGATCGACATTCGTGGAGGCATTGTAGATGACAATCAATTGTACGCATCTTGTGTAGGTCTGGGCATCCCCTTCGAGGTTGCTGAGACCCTACGCAAAGCAGCACAACCCATTGGAGGCAACAAATGATCATAGAAGTATACTCAGACCCAAACCCCTACTTCGGGTCATATCATGTGGAAGACATCCTACAGGAGATGATAGGTGAAGTAGAAGGTGTGGAGCTGACAGTCCACATCACGTTTGACGATGACCTCGACGGTGACCGGGGAGGAACCATTCACTCCCGTGATCTGGATTGGTGTCGGCACCGTGGCAACATCGAGGTCCATGACGCTGAAGTGTTCCTCTCTCCTGTGGCTTGTACAAGCGAGCGTGAGGTCCTCGAAACACTATGTCATGAATTGGTGCACGTTAAGCAGTACGTCCTGGGAGAGCTCAGAGAGGACTACAGCAGCCTTTGTTTCGTGTGGTGGACCAAACCATGGACCTACATCTCAATCCCCTTCACAGACGTCTCTACGGACGCTCCGTGGGAGTTAGAAGCAGAAGAACAAGGCTTGCGACTCTATCAACAATACTTCAACCACGTCTAACCACTATAGGCGGTTCCACAAAGGCATCCTTCGGGGTGCCTTTTTTGTTTGTAGCAGGGATTAGGACGCTCTTCTGAGGAACACTTGAGGAGAACACTATGACATTCAAGGGACATACCTCATGCGATGCCTGTGGCTCAAGTGATGCCAATGCCGTCTATGAGGACAATACCTACTGTTACGCTTGCCAAACGTGGGCGAAGCGAGAGGATGACGAAGGAGAGAAGATGGAAACCAAACCAAAGCCCGTGGACCTGACGTTCATTGACAAGATGGACCACAATGGGTTTCGTGACAGAGGAATCACGAAGGCAGTAGCAAAGGAGTTCGGAGTCAAGTCCGTCAAGGACGCTGACGGTGAAGTGACTCACCACTACTATCCGTACACCAAAGGAGGCAAGGTCGCGGCATACAAGGAGAGAGTCGTAGACGGGAAGCAGTTCAGGACGCTTGGTGAGTTCAAGGAGGTTGAGCTCTTTGGTCAATCTGTGTTCCCAGAGGGTGGGCGTAAGATCATCGTGACTGAGGGTGAGATTGATGCGATGGTTGTGGCTCAGGCGCACGTAGACAGGTATGGCTCTGTTTACCCCGTGGTCTCGATCCCTAACGGTGCATCAGCTTTGACATGTGTTCACGCCAATCGCAGCTACTTACGATCATTCCAGGAAGTCATCCTGATGATGGACAGCGACGCAGTAGGCCTCGAGGCCCAGAGCAAGGTCGCCAAGATCATCGGACCTGACAAGGTCAAGATTGCCAAGCTGAGACACAAGGATGCGTCAGACGCCTACCAAGCTGAGGGCAAAGATGGCATTATGAGTGCTGTCTGGAACGCTCAGGACTGGTGTCCAGCTGGGATCGTAAACTCTGCCGAGACTTGGGACATGTATGCAGCTGAGCAGGACGCTGTCTACACACCATACCCGTCATTCGTCTCTGGACTGAACTCTAAGATCTACGGGAGGAGGCTCGGCTCCATTACTACGTTCACCTCAGGAACGGGTTCTGGTAAGACGAGCTTCCTCCGTGAAGATATGTACCACCTACTTCAAACCACAGACTCCAAGATTGGGGTGTGTTCGTTGGAAGAGTCAGTCGCTGAGACTGTCAGAGGCTTCATCTCCCTAGACCTATCCAAGAGGGTAGGACTACCAGGAGTCGACGTGTCCGTAGAGGACCAGAGAGGAGCTTTTGACAGAACCCTCGGCACAGGTAGGTTCGAGATCTTAGACCACCAAGGAAGCGTCTCAGACGACTCCCTGCTCGAGAAGCTCGAGTATATGGCTTGCGTCTGTGACTACATTTACCTAGACCACATCACTATCGCTATCAGTGAGGTTGATGGTTCGGTGAATGCAGCTATGGACAAGTTCATGTCTGAGCTCTTGAAGATGGCCAAGCGTCACAATGTCTGGTTCGGTGTGGTTAGTCACCTGAGGAAGTCGAACCAAGACCAGAAGTCGTTTGAGCAGGGAGCGGAGATCAATGAGGATAGCCTCAAGGGTTCTGGTTCGCTGAAGCAAATCAGTGCCCAGATCATAGCTCTGGAGCGCAACAAGAACTCCGAGGACATGTCCGAGAGACACACTGTGAAAGTCAGGGTGCTCAAGGATCGGTTCGGAGGAGACACTGGGACAGCCGCTAGGTACAAGTTCGACTTTGAGACTGGGCGGTTGAGAGAAGTAACCGAGAACACAGGCTTTGAACCATTGGAGGAGCTAAATGTCTAAGCCATTAGAAGATCAAGTAGGTGGCAACCACTACGCCATGCCGATTCAGCATGTCGAGTTCTGTTACCGAAACGAGATTCCGTACATCGAGTCGAATGCTATCAAGTATATCGTCCGGCATCGGAATAAGAACGGTCGACAAGACCTTGAGAAAGCGATACATTATCTCAAGATCCTAATCGACTTTGAGTACCCTGAAAAGCAAACCGAGGAACAATTATGATATTGAAGAACGTAGAACTGTACTGGGCCAAGTTTGACCCATCCAACCCTGACATGGGTTTCTCTGGCGACAAGCCACAGTGGAATGTCCAGCTTCGCACACGGTCCAAGGACCAGAGCAAGGAGTGGAAAGACATGGGCCTCAACCCAAAGGTAGAAGATGACGACACAGGTATCTACTACAAGGTTGGAGTTCGTAAGGACGCTGTCAAGAAAGATGGCTCACCGAACAAGCCTGTCCCCGTGGTAGGTCCTGACCTGATGCCTATCGAAGACATCACATCTATCGGGAATGGCACCATCGCCAACGTCAAGCTTCGCACGTTTGAGTGGAAGTTCAACGGCAAGGAAGGCATCGGTGTTCGTCTGGACGCTGTACAGATTGTCAAGCTTGAGAAGTATGAAGCCAAGGGTGGATCTGATTCATTGGGCTTTGAGGTTCTTGACGTTGACACCAAGTCAGACGCTGACGAAGACGACTTGTACTAACCGCTACAGAGGAGGAGGTAGCAATGAGTGACATCATTCACATGGTGATCCCAACCTACAAGAGAGCAACCGAGCGGCAGCAGCACACTCTACGGAACATTCCAGAGTACCTGCGCCCACACACCTCTCTCGTGGTTCGCCAGGATCAGGTAGAAGACTACCAACCCATCGCTGACAAGTTTGGATGCAAGCTGATGAAGCTCCCAGAGGGAAGCAGTGGTATCGCTCAGGCACGTAAGCAGATCGCTGAAGCATTGGAAGGAACCCGCTACTGGGTTCTGGACGATGACCTCCAGTTCCGCTGTGTTGAGTGGGAGGAGAACCCTGAGAACGGCAAGCCGTACACAGAGAGCATCCCCGCCACAGAAGCTCAGATGAGGAGAGCGATCACTGAGATCAATGCCTTCATGGACCTTGGCTTCACGTTTGGAGCTTGTCACGTCAGCAACATCCCACCCAACGAGAAAGGGTATGACGTATGCTCACGGATCTGGACCAATGTGTTCTACTCTGAGAAGCTGCCTGTCTACAACCTAGACTGGGGTGACGCTCATGAGATGATGCCAGAGGATTTTCATGTTGCCTTGCAGCTCTACATCATGGGACATCCATCAATCATCTTCCACAAGATGAGGGTGAGTCCTGTAGGAAGCACCAACGCTGACGGAGGTTGTGCTGAGTATCGCAACATTGAGAACCACAACGCTGGGCAACAACTCCTTGCTGACCTCTACCCTGACTTTGTCAAGGTGTACGAGAAGGTGCAGACAGCTGGAGCTTGGAAGGGTATTCCCAAGAAGGCTCTCAGAGTCCGATGGAAAGACGCTTTCAAGTCTAGCGGAGTAGAACTACCCAAGCTGCCGGAGTGGGCTGTAGGGAGGGTTTAATGACCGTCAAACTGTTCTATGACACGTTCAACGAGCGGTACAACATTAGAGTGAGGAAGCTGGATGGGTGTGAGGTTTTGACTTCAGACCCTATCTTCCAGGAGTGGTACTTCTGCAACTCGTACCGTGAACATGACAAGGTCACGGAGTGGTTTCGAGAAAACATGAGAACGAGGTATGGTGGCAAGTACGACCTATTTGCTACCATCGCCTTCCGTGTCTTCAACTGGCCTCAGTCGGGACAAACATTGATTGACAATGACTTGATCCTAAACTGGGACCTCGAGACTGCTGTGGCTGAGATCAACAAACAAGACCAAGTCATCAGCGGAGCCTACATACTCAAGGGACACACTTGCGGGAGCAAGGTCCGAGGGTTGGCTATGATTGCTGACGAAGTCTACAAAGACCTAGACTACCATTACGAGAAGATGATGGAGATGACCACACTGGAAGACCAGTACAATCACCTCTTGACCATCCCGTTCATCGGTAGGTTCACTGGCTACCAGAAGATGCAGGACCTCAAGTTCACCCACATCGGTGAGAAGGCTGAGGACTGGGAGACTTGGGCAGTGGCAGGTCCAGGAGCCGTAAGAGGCTTAAACAGGATGAACGGACGCCCTGTGGATCATAGGAGCTCCAAGGTGGACTACCACCGGGAGATACTGCTGATTCGTGAGGTTATGTTCAACTACACCAATCATCACCTAACAGCATCTGACGTCCAGCACTGGCTCTGTGAGTACGACAAGTACAACAGAATCAAAGATGGAGGAAAGATGAAGAGGAGATATCGATGAAACTATGCTGGGACATTGAGACTAATGGGTTGAATCACTCATTGGTCTGGTGCTTGGCAGTCGCTGACGTGGACACAGGTGAGGAGTACTTCTTCACCGACCACGACGACCGCCACCCTTCATTGAAGGAAGGTTTGGATTTGTTGTCTCGTGCAACCATGCACGTTGGACACAATCTAATCGGGTTCGACATTCCCGCACTCGGCCAACACTACGGGTGGAAAGTAACTGAAGAACAAAAGGTAATCGACACTATGATCTTGAGTCAGGTGAACGACTTCTATCGTCCCCGACTCTCTCCTCATGCAGCTCACGCTCGCAAGGGTGTTCACGCAATGAAGACTTGGGGAGTGGCACTGGGCGACCTGAAGCAAGACGACCCTTCCTGGGAACACTATAGTCCCGAGATGGAAAGTCGTTGTGCATCGGATGTCCGCATCAATGTCAAGATCTACAAGTACTTGATGAAAGAGTCTAAGGAGATCAAGTCTACTTCCCCAACCTACGGAGACGCTATCCGTCTAGAGCACGAGTTCGCTCAGGCTGCTGCGGAACAGCGTGTCAACGGTTGGCAGTTTGACGAAGAGTTCGCTCGCTCTCTTGTGACTCGCATCACGAAGAAGATGGATGAGATCGCTGAGCAGGTTGAACCGAACCTCGAGCCACGCAAGGTCTACATCGACAAAGATCCTCGAGAGGTGAAGTACCTCAAGGA